CGTCAACTTGAAAACGAAGTATCTCGATACAAAAATTTGCAACTTGCAAAGAAGGTACAGTTAAATTCCGCATATGGTGCTCTTGGCAACGAATATTTTCGATTCTTTGACTTACGCCAAGCAGAGGCCATCACTTATTCTGGTCAACTTTCAATTCGATGGATTGGTGATAAACTTAACTTGTATATGAACAAACTATTAAAGACGGAGGGAGTGGATTATGTTATCGCCTCGGATACGGATTCTGTATACCTACATCTTGGTCCGCTGGTGGATATGGTCTACGGAAAGAAGAATATCGAAGAAGAGAAAATTGTTGACTTTATCGACAAAGCCTGTCAAGAAAAGATTGAGCCTTTCATTGATAAGGCGTATCAAGAACTAGCAGACTACATGAATGCTTTTGATCAAAAGATGTTTATGAAACGTGAAGTAATTGCAAATAAAGGTATTTGGACTGCAAAGAAGCGTTACATTCTGAACGTGTGGGATTCAGAAGGTGTTCGTTTTAGTGAACCAAAACTTAAAATGTCTGGTATCGAAGCAGTTAAATCTTCCACACCAGGTTCATGCCGAGAAAAAATTAAGCAAGCACTTAAATTAGTCATGAAAGGCACAGAGGCGGAATTTCATGAATTTAATCGTCAATTTAAAAAAGAGTTTTATACTCTGGCATTTGAAGATGTGGCATTTCCTCGCAGTGTATCTGAATTAACTAAATATGATAGCAAGACAAACGTTTATCAAAAAGGCACACCAATTCATGTTCGCGGTGCATTAATATATAATAAAATGATTGAATCTAAAAAGTTGTCTCGTAAGTATGAAACAATTAAAGATGGCGATAAGATTAAGTTTTGTTATATGAAATTACCAAACCCAACACAAGAGAATGTTTTGTCTATTCTAAATGTTTTACCAAAAGAGTTTGTTTTAGAAAAACACATTGATTATGAAACACAGTTTGAGAAAGCATACTTAGAACCATTAAAAATTATTGTAAATACTTTTGGTTGGAGTGCTGAACCTGTTGCATCATTAAGAGGATTTTTCACATGAGTACAATACCACAAGAATATTTAATTTTAAGATCGCAAGAAGATTTTGGATTTACAGCTGTCGATGAAGGAGAACTAACTCCTACATATGATCCTAATACTTTAGAAACTGAAGTAATTCGTACTCAAGTCGGTGCATCTGTTGAGGGCATTGCTCGATTAGAATCTAAAATAGATACTATTTTAGATTTGTACAACAATAGTAAATTAGAATTAGATGCTGAGAGAACAAAATTACAAATTGAAGTTAAATCTAATATTATACAATTGGAACAGTTGATTGTTCCATTGTTGGTCAATTTAATGAAAAATCCTGAAAAAGAATATATTTATTGGCCGAATCGAAAAGATAAAATTCAGGAACAAATTGACAAGGTGCTTAAACTCACCAGAGGATAATATTGAAAAAATATAAGAGGTAATTATGAGTAATTTTTTTAGTGACTTAGTAGAACAATTGAAAGATGAAGATACAAAAATACTTGCGGACGGTGGTGCATCAGCAGAGTTTAGTGGATGCATTGATACTGGTTCATATGCTCTCAATGCTCTTTTATCTGGTAGTATTTATGGTGGAGTTCCTAACAATAAGGTAACAGCGTTTGCGGGTGAATCCGCAACAGGTAAAACATTTTTTGTACTTGGAATTGTAAAACAATTTTTAAATGCAAATCCAGAGGGCGGTGTGATCTATTTTGATACTGAAGCCGCAGTTACAAAATCAATGATGGAACAAAGAGGTGTTGATACTAAACGTGTTATTATTTCTGAACCTGATACAATTCAGAAGTTTCGTCATACTGCAATACAGATTATTGAAAAATATTCGTCACTGACAGAATCAAAGCGCAAGCCTATGATGATGGTGCTTGATTCTCTTGGACAATTGTCTTCTACAAAAGAAATAGAAGATACGTCGGAGGGTAAAGAAACTAAAGACATGACAAAGGCCTCAATTTTGAAAGCAACTTTTCGTGTTCTTAATCTTAAACTTGCAAAAATTGGTGTGCCGTTGCTTGTTACAAATCACGTTTATGATGTAGTTGGTGCATACATTCCTACAAAAGAAATGTCTGGCGGTTCTGGTTTAAAATACACTGCATCAACAATAGTTATGCTATCTAAGAAAAAAGATAAAGATGGCACTGATATAATTGGTAATATTGTTAAAGCAAAACTGATTAAATCACGTTTGACAAAAGAAAACGCACTGGTTGAAGTAAGAATTACATACAGCACAGGGCTTGATCGTTACTATGGACTACTTGAAATTGCTGAGAAATATGATATAATTAAAAAAGTATCAACTCGATATGAATTACCAAACGGCATAAAAGTATTTGCAAAATCAATTCATGAAGAACCGGAAAAATATTTTACAAAAGAAATACTTGATGCAATCAATGTAGCATGTAAAAAAGAATTTTTGTATGGACAAGATGGTATTGGTTTTCTGAATGAAAAAGAACTTACAAAGGAAGAAACATGAAATATGGTGAAGACTATCATGTAACAAATAGACTGTATACATATAAAAAAGAACATGATTTAGCAAGCATTGAAATTTTGACTGGAAATTATAAAGATGTAGAATTTACATTTGGTTCAATTAACGTTAATGAAGATATTAAGAATAGTGAAGCAACAATCTCTTTTGATTATGCAGTACATAACGATGAAACCTTAGAAGGTAATAAAGATTTTGAAGAAGTACTTGGTGCAATAATGAATTCACTACTTCATCATTCTATAGAAGAGGCCGAAGAAAGATATAATAATGAACGTAGAAAAGAAAATACTAAAACACTTGCTGAATGATGACGAGTACACTCGAAAGATTCTTCCATTTCTTTCTGGTGAATATTTTTCGAATCATTCGGAAAAAGTTATTTACGAAGAAATTCGTAAATATATTACAAAATATAATAACTTGCCAACGGTTGAAGCACTTACCATTGAAATTGATGCACGAACAAATTTATCTGATGATCAACATAAGAAAATTTCAAGTCTACTTGAAGAACTAAACGTCACCGAGTTTGACAAGAAAGACGGTGTGTGGCTTGTAGATGCGACAGAAAAATTCTGTCAAGAAAAAGCAATCTACAATGCAATCATGGAATCAATTCAAATTTTAGATGAAAGCGGTAAAAGTAAAAAGAATAAGGGTGCAATTCCTAATATTCTTTCTGATGCACTTGCTATATCATTTGACAATCACATTGGGCATGACTTTTTAGATGATGCAGAAAATCGATACGAATTTTATCATCGCATTGAAAAAAGAATTCCATTTGATTTAGATTATCTTAATCGAATTACAAAAGGTGGTTTGCCTGAAAAAACTTTAAATATTATTCTTGCTGGCACCGGTGTTGGTAAATCTATGTTCATGTGTCATTGTGCAGCAAGCAATTTATCTATTGGCAAAAATGTATTGTACATCACGCTTGAAATGGCTGAAGAAAGAATTGCCGAACGTATTGATGCAAATCTTTTAAATGTTGATATAGATAAACTGATTGCATTACCAAAAGAATCATATTTAAAAAAGATTGAACGATTAAAAGAAAAAACTCTTGGTCGTTTAATCGTTAAAGAGTATCCAACAGCAAGCGCAAACGTAACTCACTTCAAGCATTTACTTAACGAACTTAAATTGAAGAGACAATTTATACCTGACATTATCTATATTGACTATCTAAATATTTGTTTGTCATCTAGAATTCGCCAAGGATCAAATGTTAATTCATATTCATACATTAAGGCAATTGCGGAGGAGTTGCGTGGGCTTGCTGTTGAGTACAAAGTGCCAATTATCTCTGCTACACAAACAACCCGTAGCGGTTATTCTAATTCAGACATTGAATTGACCGACACTTCAGAATCATTTGGTCTTCCTGCAACGGCAGACTTTATGATTGCATTGATCGCTACCGAAGAACTGACTGATCTAAATCAAATGATGATCAAACAATTAAAAAATCGCTATAGCAATCCAGACACCAATAAGCGATTTATGATTGGTGTTGACAAAGGAAAGATGAAGTTATATGATGTAGAGCAGACTGCACAAAATCACATTCATGATAGTGGGCAGAAAGTAGAATCAGATGAACCACTTTTCGACAAAACAAACTTCGGAAGAAGAAACAAACAACGTAAATTTGAAGGATTTAAAATATGAGAACTATTCCAGAAATTGTAGCAAAAATACGAGAACTCATTGAAGAACTAGAAAGTCATACTGGAAAACATGTGCCAGGAACGGAAATTTCTATTTCTAAATTAAATTATTCTACATATAATCAAAATGAAACTAAAAAATCTTTAAATACATCATATAGATCAGAAAAAGAATTTAAAATTTAATTTTTGTATAATATCAAAAAATAAAACAAATCAACAATTGCTTGACAAAATTCTGATAGTGTGTTACACTAGAGATTCTAGTGTAGGAATTTGTCATGATTATTCATACTTACTTCAAGAAAAGCAAAGAAAAGAAAAAACCAGGTTGGCAAAAAATAGAAACAGAATATAGTACATGGCTTAAGTCACATGGTATTGATGTAAATAAAAGAAAGAAGAAAGAATTTATTCCTTATGTACCTAAGTCAGAGCCTTATCGCAGACAAATACATCAATATCCTTCACTCAATTCGTTTGTAGGTTTTGCTACAAAAAAAGAATCGCTCAAGTATACTGGCAATAATCTTTTAGGCATTGGAACACTGCATAAATCAAATGCAGTGCCAATTTTTTCAAAAGAAGATGCGGAGGATCAGGCCAAAATGCGTCGATAACATAAATAGCTTATTATAACAATAGGCTATTTATGTTAAAATTTAAGGAGTACTTACAAGAACAAAAAAACACGCACATGGAACATGCGGAAGACGATGTTCTCAATGGCGGAGTTGACGGTGCTCGTAAAAGTATCAATGCACTTCGCGCAGTACGCGATATGCTTGCTGGGCATTCAGAAAAGAAAGTAAGTATCACGGTCAAGTGGGATGGCGCACCAGCAATTTTTGCAGGTAAAGATCCTAGCGATGGAAAATTCTTTGTAGCAAAAAAAGGTGTATTTAATAAGAATCCTAAAATCTATAAAACCAATGCGGAAATTGATGATGATACATCAGGTGATCTTGCCGCCAAACTTAAAGCATGTCTCGCTGAACTTCCAGCACTTGGAATTGATGGTGTAATTCAAGGCGATTTACTTTTTACAGCATCAGATTTAAAATCAGCAACAATTAATGGTGAAGAGTACGTTACATTTCATCCAAACACACTAGTTTATGCAGTTCCAGCACAAAGTGAACTTGCAAAAAATATTAAAGCTGCACAAATTGGCATTGCATGGCACACATTTTACGAAGGCAATTCATTTGAAACAATGAAAGCAGTTTTTGGTAAAAATATTTTATCAACACTCAAAAAAACAAACAGAGTTTGGTCTACAGACGTAGATTATAAAGACGTTTCCGGTAAGGCAACATTGACAAAAGAAGAAACAAACGAAATTACACGCATTCTTTCTGAAGCAGGCAAGATTTTTTACAAAATAGATGCTAAAATACTTAATTATATCAAAAATACAGACGAACTACGCGAGAAAATTAAAACATTTAACAATACAAAAGTTAGAAATCAACTCAAAGTTACAAATGTAAAAAGTCATGTCGCTGAACTTATTCAATTTATGCAAATATACTATGATAAAGAAATTGAATCTCGCAAATCTGCAAAGTCAAAAGCAGAATGGGAAGCAAAAAAGAAAGAAGGCTTAAAGTTTTTTAGTACAAAAAACAAAATACAACTCGAAAGTATCTTTACATTGATGAATTTGCTTGCTGAGGCAAAATTGATTCTAGTGAAAAAACTAGATGAGGTGAAGAATCTTCACACTTTTTTATTGACAAAAAGTGGTTACGAAGTAACTGGTGTTGAAGGATATGTTGCAATTGATCATTTGACAGGAAATGCTGTGAAATTAGTTGATCGATTGCGCTTTAGCTACTCAAATTTTTCACCTGAGGTGATTAAAGGTTGGCAAAGATCTTCTTAATTAAAGGGCACACTCTTACTTATAAAAATAGGAATAAAAATTTATGGCAATAATGAAATTTAAACAATTTATTACCGAAACAGAGACCGGAGAAAGCACACTCTTAGAAGCAATCATTGTTGCTGCATGGAATGGAGAAGAAATACCAAAAAGTAAAGTAATTAGTTTTGATGCAGGATCAAAAATTGTTAAATATCTTAAAGAACAAGGCATTACTGGAGACAAAGCATTTAAATTAGAAAATAAAGGTGTAAATGTCACAAAAGAATGGGCACAATTCTGGGTGCCTGAATCTGTGCCAAGTTCAACTAAAACGCCTAAGACTGACATTATAATTGGCACTAATCGCATTTCTGTTAAAATGGGTGCTGCACAATTAATGTCTGGTGGACAAAATGAATCTAAAGCAACATTTTACGCTGCCGCACAGTCAACAGGTGGTATAACAGAAGAACTTCAAAGTGTTTGGAGTAAAATGGATGAACTTGCAAAAAGTTCAGTTGCAAGTGCAAATATAGAAACACAATTAAAAATAGGAAAAGATGAAATACTTGTTAAAGCAAATCAAGTCAATAAAGAAGTTATGAGTGGTATGCGTAAAATATTTAATACTAATTCGGAGTTTAGAAGAGCATTTGTAAAAGAGGCAATGACAGGAGAAATTAAATTTTCAAAAAGTTCTGATGCATTTGCAGAATATATTTTATCAACAACAGCAACAGGAGATAAAAGTTACTTATATAAATCAACTGACGAATCTTTTTTAAATAAAGTTGCAGAAAAAATAAGTGTAACAGTTCGTTTTAAATCGACTTCAATAAAGTCAAAAGGCATAAAAACTGGCGAATACAGATATTGGACCGTAGTGTCTCTTGGTATTAAAAAATTAAAAGAAGAAATACAGTCCGCTGGAAATCTTCTTACTGAAAATGCTTTTGTTGCAATTCTTCAAAGAGTTAAATCATACATGTCTTCTTTGTTTTTAAATATTTGGAATAAAATTAAAAATTCAATAAAGAAAATTCTAGAATTTTTTGAAATTGAACCTGTAATTGATTTTAATAATGAAATTAATTTTCATAATATTTAAAAAAATAGATATAATCATATGGCAAAATTAAATGAAGGCGATGTAATTGAAGGTATTTTTACAATTGCACTTAGTTTATATCTTGCTTATGGTACAGTTGAAAAAAAGAAACTAAATGAGATTCGTGCCAAAGTAGATACAAAAATGTTCGGCACAGGTCGTTTCAAATATAAAGTTGTCGAAATGCACGAGCGCCGGCGAGGAAAAAATCCTCCAGACTTTTTTAATGTTGGATTTGAAATGCGCTTGAAGCCTGAATCAGTACAAGGCGCATTTGACAAAGAATTTGAAGTGTTATATAAATCATCAAAAGACATTGGTAAAATTGATAAAAAAATTGATCAATTAATCAAAGCAATTGAAAGCTCAAGTTTTAGCCGCAGAGCAAGCGTTGCAGTTGATCATTTTTTAAATAACAGTACTGGCGAAATAGTTACATTTACAGTCATTGCGGACGGTATTGCAGGAGAATCATCAGGCGGCGAAATTAAGGGTGATGTTACATTAGAAGTATACGCTACAAAAAAAGGCAGCAATCAGAAAATTATGAGTGGCAGTTTACCATTTTCACTCAAATCAGAATCAGTTACAGTTGCAAATTTGTCGCCATATCGCGGTATGCTTGACATTGCAAAAGCAATTGGCATTCAATGGAACGCAGAAGAAAAGTATGCACGACTTGCAAAACCTTTTAATGGCCCAATTGAACAAGCCGCAAAGTTTGCATTGATTAAAGAGATGTATGATGAT